CGATAACAAGGATTTCTGAAAGATTAGGTGGAGGTGTTACGAATTGTATCTCATCTGCACCACCTGCGATTGTATAGTCGCTTGGGTCTTGTACCGCACCGTTGATAGAAACCAGCACAGCAGAAGAAGCTACACCATTTGTAGTAAAAGAAAGAGAGAATGTATCAGTCGTACCGTTACCTGTGAACTTGTTGAAGTCTGGAGTTATTCCTACACCTGTTGCTATGGCAGATGCGATACCGTCTACATAAGCTTTTGTGGTAGCGTCCCCTAAGTTTGTTGGAGTTCCTACATTTATTATGCGTTTGTTCTTAGCGTCCCAATTCGTACCACCTTGTTCTTCCTGCAACGACGCATCATTTAACTCACTGATCTCTTCGCTTAAGTAACGGTTGTGCAAGTACGCTCTATCTAGTTCACTCTCAGTAAGTACTGAACCGTTAACAAAGTCTACAAGGTCTGTACCAGGCTGGCTCTTTCTTCTTACTCGGACGATCTGACCAGCTGTAGCACCAGGCGGGTTTAAGCGTACTAACTTATCACCATTTGATTCAACAATAACAGAGTAGGAGTTTGGGTTCTGTGCAACTCCGTTGATCTCCACCGTAACATGTTCATCTTCAAGATACGGAAAGTTAAAAGCAAAGTCTGTTTGTCCGGCAGTCGCTGTGTAGTCTCTATATGTGATTGGGTCAGCCATGATAATATATTATTAACTATTGAGTTAGGAGTTCAAGCACATCTTGTTGAGAGCCTTGTCTTTTAGCTAGTTTTACTTGAGCTTGTTGTTGTAATAATTCAGGGAACTCTTGCAGCATTTGCATCTTAGCTTTAGCTCTATATCTTCCCATTATTCTTTGTATGTACTCAACACGAGGGCTGGGTAATCCACTGTATGAATTTGGATCTAACGCTTGATAGCGAGAATCAGCAAACAATTTCTTGAACGCTTGTCTCATAGTAAAACCATTTATAGTAACTTCAGCGTGTAGCTCTAACCAACGATCATAAGCACTTCTTCCGTTAGCTTGTTCGTAATCAAGTAAATCAATAACACCATCCAGCTTAGTACTAGGAGCTGAGAATCCATGACCTACTTTAGCCATCTCTAAAATAACATCATCATTACTAGCTGAGCCCCACATAACAGGATTCAAAGGATTGATAACACCAGCAGCTCCTTCAAAAAACTCTTGTACTACAGGTTCACCTAACGGGTTTCGTTTTAAATCTAATGTAGTTCCTGGTATTCTTTTAAGCACTACATCCGCAAATGTCCTAGCTTCTTCTAGCTGTTGATCTCCTGTGATAGATTGACCTTGATTAAATATATTAGGTATAAAACCTCCAACTACAGTACCTGCATATTTACCTGCTGTAGTAGACTCTGGGTCAAATATAGCTTTAAAGAAGTTATCAATACCCGCTAAGTAAGACTTGTTAGTAGCATTCCTAGTTAGAGCTAGAGTCATCGAAGAAGCTAACTTCATTAACACATTGTCATCGATGCTGTGCATCTTACCGTCTTCCATCAAGTCAGCAGTATCTGCATACATACCAATCATAGTAGCGATAGGATCGAGACGACCGTAGCTTATCCACTTATCTCCGATCTTTATACTATATGGAACATTACCAGCAGCTTCCCATATCTTTCTTTGCTTAAAGTCTTTAGGTCCTTGTCCGTTGATTCTGTCTTTGAAGTTAAATACAGCAACCATCATAGCTCCATTCAACAAAGCACTGAATGCTAACTTACCTTTGATTTCTGCTCTTTTTAAATGGTCAGGCGTGCCGTCTGCTTTTACAGCGTTTAACTGCTCAAGTATAGATGTCTTAGCATCTTCTGTAGCTGGCATTCCTTTCCTTAAACGCTCTAATCTAGCTTTGTATTCAGGAGCAATAACTGGTAGCTTTTCTTTTAGTTTATCTAAAGCCAACATCTCCCAAGCACCTAACCTACTAAATGAGAACTTAAGAATGTTTGTAGGGGTTCTAATGAACGGAGCAACAATAAATGCACCAGGCATACCACTAACAAACTTCTGTAGTAGCTGCATGTTTTTACCCAGCTCAGTAGAGAAAGTTATCTCATCAGCAGATGCTAAGTTAGGCTCAACAAAATCTCTTGTCAAAGCATCTAAAGCTTCAAAGTCAGTGCTAGATTCATCCACTAAGCCTAAGCGTCTTGAACGCTCTGCTGTTTCCTTTTTAGCTTGTTCTACATATTCGTATATTGCTTTTTCCCTGTCCGACGGTGCGTCAAACTTCTGATCTTTTACAGACGCTTGAGCTTCCTTAATTAAATTAGCTTCAGAGAAGTTTCTATTAGAACGAGTCAACAGAGCTTGCATAGCGTCAGCTGTATACTCTGCTATCTTCTCTGGGTCTTGTATACCTAAGTCCATTGCTTTACTACGCAACATAGTTTCAGCACGAGTCCGGTACTCATTAAACTTGTACATCTGATCGAACGCCTGATTGGTTCTGTTTGGTACTCGTATAGTTTTACCAGCCCAATCAATAGCTGTTTTTAGACCGTCTGATAATTCAGTGTCTAATACCTGCTCAACATTCTTACCTGTTATAGAACCTATGCTATCTTCAGTTTGTTCAACAAAAGCTGACCTAGCATCTCCGATATAATAGTCACCGCTTTTCCACGCATTAAGCATGAATCGAACTAAGCCTGTTAATTGAAAGTTTTTAGAACTAGCGTGTGTTATAGCTTTCTTTGTAGCTGGGTCAGCACTCATCCACCCGCCCACATATCTCTCAAACTGCTTAACAGCTGTAGACATAAAACCACCAGCAGCATTCACGGTAACGGTACGAGGCCCCCACATCAAAGAGTTTTTATAATACTCCTCGACCATCTTAAGAAACTTACCACCTTCATGCCCTCTTATGGTATTGTTCATACCTATAATAGCATTCCATACATCATCCCCGCCTTTAGCTTTAGCAAACAATATGTTGTCTACTATCTTATCTATGGTTAATCCACCTTTCTTACGGAGATAATCGTTTCTAAGTTTTCTGTTAGATATTTCTACGTTATCTAATCCTATCTTAGCCTTCATTTGTGTAGTTTTTAAACCAAAACCAAACCCGCTAGATAACCCAGAAACACCCGCTTGTATATGAAGTTGGAGGTCTATTAAACTTTTAATTCGTGCTTCTAGGATTTCTAATTCTTCCTCTCCTAATTTAGCTCTACCTACATTGTATTCTTCAGCTAACTTAATAATCTCTTGCCCGTTCTTAGTTAAACCAGCTCGAAGACTTACATGACGTAATGCAATTCTTCTTAACTGAACAGCATCGTTTTTATATTGATTAACTAATCCTTTAAGAAAGTTCCCATCGGCTCCTGTAGCGTCAGCCATTTCATTAAGAACGCCTTCATCTAACATCTCTTGAGTATACTTAGCTACTTGATTCGATCCTTGTAGTTTTTCAGCACCAGCATCTAACATAGCCATAATCTCATCAGCGTATGCACCTGATGGCATATCAAAATCATTTGCTACAGCTTTAGCTACACCATCAATAGCTTGCCTACCGCCTGTTCTGATACTTTTAACAGATACATCGTCTATTGATTTTTTAATAATATCATCACTAAACTCAGGCATCTCTGCGAAAGTCCTACCAAACTCTAAAGGACGCTGACGCTGTATCTTTATATTACGCTGTTTAAGGAAGTCGTTAAATATCTTTTGTCTTTGATCGATGCCTAACTTAGCTTTCAAGGAAGCGAACATATCTTTAAACAGTATCGCTACTTCTTGTGCTATTCTTTTGAGTGTACCTTGAGGAGCTAAATCTTTCTCGTCTAACTTCTTCAAGAAAGCATCAGTCATCTCCTCTGCGAAGTATTCGTCTACATCAGAGTATCTGTAGTTATCGCTGGTAAACTCCCCTTTCTTAAAACCGTTTAATTCTTTCGCTAACGCTATTCTTTCACTCGGAGTCTTAGCTTTATCTTTAGCTCTTTTACCTAAATCGTCTAAATAGTTCTGACGCTCTTTTTGAAATTGTTTAGTTAAAGAATCTACATCAGTTGAAGGGAGATAACGACTAAGGCTATGCCACAACTCGTGAACCATAGTTCTTTTAATCTCACCTTTATCTATAGTAGCTTGTCGTATTTGTAGCAGATTGTTACCAAAGTTATAACGACCTGCTGATGGTATCTTATTAGTAACAGACAGAGATACATCACCAAACATACGCTGTCCCATTACATCAATAAACTTCTCTACATCCGCAACATCTTCTGGATCAGCTCCCTTTATAGGGAACTTCTTCATTAACCTACTCTTTAAGTTACCAGCCCCTTTAGGAATAATATCCATCATGGCTTCTTCTTCGTAGGTCTTAAATGGTCCTGGTCTTCTATCTATAGCTTCTTCTATATCTGTTACAGTTTCACCCAGTTCATCCAACTTTTGTTGTAACTCACCTCTTTCCTTAAAGCTTGGTAGATCAGTAAAATATTTTTTATATTCAGGGTATTGATCTTGTACAGCTTTAGGAATAGGCGTTCCATCCATCATTGCTTCCCTGATAGCCCTTTTATGATCTGGTTTGAAAGTTTGGCTAACAGCTACTTTTTCTTTCTTTGAGATCAAAGGCTCAACATAAGAGTGCATCCCTTCGGGTGCTTTCCATATCCAAGTATTACCAAATTGATCGTTAGTGAATCTTGTCTCAGGGTCTCCCGAAGGGTCTCTACCGAACTCCGATCTAACTTCATTAGTCATTCTCCTTCGTTCCGTGTTGCTAGGATTCTTTATAACTTCGACATCCCCAGCGTAAAACACCTCGGAAGTTTTTGGTTGTGCAACCGCTTCCTCAAACTCCTCTTTAGTAAGTTGATAGGCAGCCTTTGGTTTTTCAAAAGTAGGAAACTCAGCAAATGATTCTCCTTTAGTTTGGTCTTGCCATTTAAACATAGCAGAAGTGATAGCGTCCTCTCTAGTAGCACCTTTACTTACTTCTGTGTTCTTAACTTTAATAGCATCTAGACCCGCAGTGAATCCTTTAAACAAACCTGCTAGACCTAAGCCTACAAGTTGACCCTCGATAACATTCTTTAACCTACCTTCCAACTCACTATCTTCAGGATCAGCAGCTAAGTATTGAGTAACTGCGTTATTAAAAGCTGGGTTATCAGATTCAGTTAGTAAGTTAGCTAGTCGCTGTTCTTGACCGTCGAATGCTGCAAAGTCTGTAGCTAGTTCCGCTCCTAACAATCCAGTTACTTTTACATCGGTAAACTTACCTGGTTTCTTACCTTTAGTCAGAGCTTTCGCTGCTTTACCTGTAACACCTGTCAGCTTACCTGCTCTAGCTGCTTTACCTGCTACACTAATCCCCTTTCCAATAGCACCGAAAGGAACAGCAAACTGTACTAAACTAGTAGCTATATCACCCGCCATTGTTTTAGAACGACCAAACAAACGCTGCTCGTCCCAATCTGGTAATACATCGAATGATAAGAAATCTCCTAGATTATAAACACCGTGAGCCATGCTCTCCAATCCTCTAGGAACACTAGCAGCTATATCTAAAACATAGTCACTAACTCCTAATGATTCTTTTTTAGAAGTGCTTAAATCAAACTCGCTATAATCTTCAGTAAACTTCATTACGGTCTTAGTTGCTCTGCTACTTGGAATTGTTGTTTTATAAATTGTCTAATCTTGTTTTGATCTTCTTCATTATCGTCTTGCAGTGATACTTGAAATATAGCTTCATACTTTTCTTTCTCTGGTGTTTTATCCTCATTAGGATCATTCTGTAAAGCAAGTAATCTATCTTTAGATATAAGAAGAAACGAAGGTAGTAACTGTTTAATAGCTTCTCTATCTATAGGTACTTCTCTAGCACCTCTAGTTGTATTTAAAGTAAAAGAACCTTTATTGATATTTTCAGTAGTTAAAAGTTTATCCTTTTTAGCTAACATATACACAACTAAACTACGCCTAGCTATGTCTTTTTCAGCTTTAAATTTATCAGTAGATTCCAATGTATCTAAAAGTATATCTATGTTATTTCTATATAAACCTTGAGGGTATGACCCAGTCTTTTCAAAAGCATCTGCATCACTAACAGCTCCTTCAAAATCACCTTTCCTAAGTTTTTCCTCTATATCAAAAATATTAGTAGCGTAAGTTTCAGGACTTAAGAAAGATAAGGCTGCGTCGCTTACTTTTTTAGTAGGGTCTACATAAGAACTAGTTTTACCCTCTTCATACTTTTCAGCTCCCTTAGTGGTAACCTTAAGTTCAGCTTCTGATTTCTTCTCGTTTTCTAGTCTCTCTTGTAGTTGAGTTCTAAATTTAGATAGCAAATCATCCTCATAGTTAAGCATGTGATCCGCTACTACAGTCTGGAACTTTGTGCTTTCTACATCTTCTCCCTCTACAGTTTTATATTTACCTGTAGCAAGTTGTCTCATTATTTTAACACGCTCTTTTAACATATCTTTAGCCAAAGAACCTGCTATAGCTGCATACTTAGGATTAATCGTAAGAGCACTCAAAGTGTCCGAAGGGTTGCTAGGGACCATGTACTCTGTTTTAGTTAATAACTCATTTGTTAAAGTGTTAACTTCCTCATCAAAACTTAAGCCAACTTGTTGCGGTCTAACTTCCGATAGAATCCTTTTAACTTGTAGGAATACTTCCTCTTTAGGTTTTGGTTTCCGTATAGCTTCTAATGATTGATATATACGATCTACAGCATCAGGACCCGCAACATATGAGTTACCAGTTTTAAGTGCTTTTTGTCTTAAATATTCAAATGCTTCTTGTTCATTGGTTATAGTAAGCGTGCCATCTTCCCCTATATAAGATTGGTTGTTAGCTAGTTTAGCAGATATTTCAACAGCTTCGTTGCTTATCTCTCTTAGAATATTATTTCCTTCTTTAAGCTCTTCGTTTTGTTGTTGGCTAAAAATATTCTCAGCATCTGCTCTCAACACCGCTTCATCTGATGAGTAGTCACTAAATACATCATCTTCCTTAATTCTTTTATCTTTAATCGTAGTAGTGCCTACTTTAAGTTCTCCAGAGAACTCCATCCAATGCTCAAACGATTCTCTGTCATTAGCCCTAGCATGTGCCATAGCTACATCACGCCTTAGCTTCAATAGTTCAGCGGGAGTAAAAGCACCTTCATTCTCTGCCCACCAATCGCTTATAGCATCCGGATCAGCCATGACACCTTTGTTATCTAAAGAAGCTCTGTATGCTATGTTCTTACCTGCTAGTTCTAACTGTTCTCTACTTACAGCTTCAGATAACGAATCGTGTGCTAATGTATATCTTCTTGTTGTTTCT